CATTGGCGCTTTTGCGTTCCTCCGCCTCGATTTCACCACGAAGGGTAGCCGCTACCTCTTGAAGCTGATGCTGCTCTTGCTCGTAGCCGACGGAGAGCTTTTGAAAACGCTCGTCAGAAAGTTTTCCAGAAATGGTATCTTCATAAAGACGCTTGAAGATGGTATCCAGTTCTGCGATCCGCTTTTCGGCATAGACCAATGTTTTCTGCCGTTTTGCCAAACCTCGGTTACGCTGGCGCATATCCGCATCCATGACCATCTTCACAAAATCGTCTTTGCGCTGTGATGCGAAGGAAACAATCTCGCGCAGATTTTGCAGAACTAATTCTTCCAGGATAACAGTTCGGATAGAATGTGTCTGCCCACATACATCACGGCTTTTCCGATAGCCGGAACACAGGTAATATTCCTGATCGCGCCGGAAATTGGTTGCCCTGCATTGGTACATGATGGAGCCGCAATCGGCACAGAACATCATGCCGGAGAACATTCCCATTTCTCCCATCTTTGTAGGGCGGCGCCGCGATTGCCTTGCGAGCCTTGCTGCATCGGCAATCGCCTCCGTCCAGATGGCTTCGTGGGTATTCTCAAAAATCTTCCATTCGCTTTCAGGATTGTGCAAGGTCTTTTTACTCTTGTAGGATTTTTTACGGGTTTTGAAATTAACTGTGTGCCCCAGGTATTCACGCCAGCGGTCCATGATGTCGGCAATCGTAGAAGAATCCCAAGCGTAAGGAGAACCTTTCTTTGTGACATTGGTTGTTCTGCCCTTGCTCGCATAGTAAGCAGCCGGAGTAAGAATTTTTCTTTCCGTCAGTTTTCTTGCAATCTGCGAGGGTCCCAAACCATCCATGATATAGAGACCAATTTCATAAACTACCTGGGCGGCTTCTTCATCCTTCACCCATTGCTTTTTGTCATCAGACGATTTCATGTATCCATACGGAGGCAAAACAGTCAAATGTTCTCCTGCATTGCCTTTCACTTTCATAACGGCACGGATTTTTTTGCTGGTGTCTTTGGCGTACCATTCATTGATGATATTGCGGAAGGGCGTAAACTCGTTGTCACCCTGAGTGCTGTCCACACCATCATTCACCGCAATAAAGTGAATATCATGTTCGGGAAACATGATTTCCGTATATATGCCGACTTGCAGATAATCACGTCCGAAACGTGACATATCCTTGATGATGACCCTCTTGACAAGGCCAGCCTCAATGTCTGCAATCATCTGCTGAAAGCCTGGGCGGTTGAAGGTCGTACCTGAGATGCCATCATCTCCTAATGTCAAGATGAAACTAAAAAAATTAAGGGATTATTTACACTTTTCGCTACCTTTCACCCTTAAAGCCCGCTTGTAATCAGCGTTGCGGTTTCAAACACTCCTATATCTGAACGGTTCAGGTCATCAAGGAATCTTCCAACTTGGATGTAATCCCTGCCCAGCCGGGACAGGTCTTTTACCAAAAGTGCATCTACCTTTCTTGCCCTTACGGAATCAAGAAACTGCATGATCCCAGGCCGGTCAAAGGTCAGGCCACTTTGTTCATCCTGCGACTGGCCGACAACATTCAGCTTCCGCTTTTCTGCAAAACGGCGCAGGCTCTCCATCTGGATTTCTAAAGCATGGCTGTCCGGCGAAGCAACGCAGCCATACAGCCAGAAACACTTACGATTCATTCGTCGTGTCCGCCTTCGATTTCAGTTCTGCCAGCAACCGTTTGTACTCGTCCTGAAATTTCCAAACGATCTCAATAGAGGTGTCACTGTAAATGTAAATATGCTGAATCAGCAAATCCACCAGTTCTCGTGTCAGTGTTCTTACATTGGTATATGGCAGAACACTTTCGGCCGGGGATTTTTCGTCCAGCAACAGGCGCTTTTCATTCTGCAATTCTCTGATTTTCTGTTCAAGGCGCCGGATATGTTCATCGCACTGATTACATCTGCGTTTGTATTCTGGTTCATCACATAAGCCGGATACCATATTTTCAAACGCACTCATTTTCTCCTGCTGGCGCATTTTAATGGAGTTTTCATGTGCCAGGATTTTTTGCTCAATCCTTTGATTGTACCGATCAGCTTTATCAGATTGCCGCTGCCGTGCTTTCTCTGCTTTTCGGACAAACTGTGCCATCGCACGAATGGAAGCAAGCACGGCCTGTTCCAACTCCTTTTCGCTCATTTTATCCTGCGGACATCCAATGTCCGGTTTCCTTCGGTAAGTCTGGCAGATATAATATGGATTTGTTCCCTCCATGCGTGTCATTGCCAACCGGCAATGACCACAGCGGACCTTTCGGTAAAATATTCGGCTGCTTACTTTAGGCGACGCTGAATGAGATGTGACGGATAGTTCCTTGGCTGTTTCAAAAAGTTCTTTTGAGATAATCGCAGGGATGGCTCCATCAACAACCGTCCACTGGCTTTCCACCACACGCTTTATGTCATGGGACCCTACCTTTTTCCGCATGGTCTTTCCATAGACAGTCTTTCCGGTATACCGTTCATCATTGAGGATTTTCCGTACTGTTCCAGAAGTCCAATAGTTACTGTTCTGATCGACACAATTCCATTTCCGTGTTACAGATTGCATCCGTTTGGTCTGTAAGGGCGTCAGAACCCCTTCCACATTAAACTTCCGGGCAATCTCATGGGTAGACAAACCACTGATGAATAGGGCGAATATCCGCCGGACTGTGGTTGCCGCAGCTTCATCCACAAGCAGGGTGTGCTTATCTTCCGGCGATTTTTGATAGCCAAAGAAAGCAAATGGAGCAAGGTAGTAGCCTTTCTCCGCAAGCTGCTTCTTTGTGGAGCGAACCTTTTCCGAGAGTTCCTTGCTATACAGATCATAAATCACATTGCGGAACGACACATCAATCAACCCTGCGGCGCCGTATTTGTGATCCTTGCTGTCGTAGCCATCATTGATTGCGATAAAGCGGACATCCAGGAAGGGGAAAATCTGTTCCAGATAGTCGCCTACCACGATGTAGTCACGCCCAAAACGGGACATATCCTTGACGATGATGCAGTTGATTTTCCGATCCCTGACCTGCCGCAAAAGGCGCTTGACTGCGGGGCGCTCCATGTTCGTTCCAGAATAGCCATCATCACAAAATTCCAGAATCCGCGCTCCTGAAAATTCGGGGTGCTGTGCGATATACTGATGGATGTATGCCCGCTGGTTGACCACACTGTTGCTCTCATTTTTTTCATCCGACAAGTCGCCATCCTCTGCGGAAAGCCTGATGTAGACAGCAATTACCAATTCCATAGCAGGCTTAAAATCCCTCTCCATATTCACACCCCCTATACAGTAGTTTTTTCATTTCGTCCTGATATTTCAGGATAATATGTACCTGCTTGTCCTCATTCACATAAATTTTCTCAACCAATGCCAGAAGCATTTCCCGGCTCAGGTCCTTTTCCTCTTGGAACCTCGAAAATGCAGCGAACCACTTGTTCTGCTTTGGGTTTGTTTCCGGCAGTTGAGCCTTTTCATCCGCAAGCTGTTCCAAACGGCGTTCGATTAAAGCATACTCATCATCATACCGGCTTTTCCCGAACAGATAGTCAGCCTGTGACACAATACCACTCGCATAGCTCTCAAAAAGATTCTGACGCAGGGTGTCGATCCGCTTTCGGCGGTCTTGGGCAGAACTGATTTCATTATCAATCGACGCTCTGCGGGTTCGGACGGCTGCCGATTTCTCTACCTTTTTGATGATTGACTCCACATCCGCCAGCAGGGAGATTTGCAGCCGGATCACATGGAACACCGCAGCTTTCAGGTCATCCTCCGAAAGCCCTCCGGCATTGGGACAGCCAATATCCAAAAGCGCCGCATGGCGCGGACAGATGAAGTTGAACGAAACATCTCGTCCCTTGTTATAAACACTCTTATAGCGGGTCATGTTACGCTTACAGCAGGCGCAGACAACAAGCCCTTCAAAAATGTTCTCACTGCTGAAATGGGCATATTTCCCCAGACGGCTGTGATATTCGTCCCGTCGTGCCTTCATAATCTCCTGTACGGCATCGAACAATTCCTGTGAGATGATGGCTTTATGCGTATTGGGAACGATGACCCATTCAGACGAAGGGAAACTCTTTTGGCGCTGGCCTGCGTACAGTTTGGAGATCTTCTTGCCCTGTGCCATGTGACCCAGATATACCGGATTTTGAAGGATATTTTTTACCGCCTGCGTCTGCCAGGGGTCATTTTGCGCATACCGCGCCGTGTATATAATTCCCTGTAAATAGCGGTGGTGGTTGGGGTTTGGGATCTGTTCTTCACTCAATATTCGGGCAATCCCTGCATTGCTCATCCCATCCTTTTTCATCTGGAATATCCGCTGGACCACAGGCGCCGCTATCGGATCGACAATCAGCTTGTGCTTATCTTCGGGGGACTTCATATAGCCGTAGGCTGCGTAGTTCCCGATAAATTCGCCGTTCCGTTTCTTGATGTCCAATGCGGAAAAGACCTTATGAGAAATGTCCTTCGCATAAATGTCATTCATCAAATTTTTCAGAGCGACACTCATTGCATCCCCGCTGTCTGCCCGAATGCTGTCGTAGTTGTCATTGATGGAGATAAACCGAACTCCCATGAACGGCAGGACCTTTTCCAAAAAGTTTCCGGTTTCCAGGAAGTCACGGCCAAACCGTGACAGGTCTTTTACGATGATACAGTCCACCCGGCCAGCTTTTACATCATCCATCATCCGTTGAAATCCTGCCCGTTCAAAATTGGTTCCGGTTTCGCCGTTGTCACGGTAACAGTCGTACAATTCAAGGTCAGGATGCCTTGCGATATACTCACACAGATAGTCAATCTGCGTCTGAAGGCTCTCGCTGTCCTTCCGGTCACGAGTGTCCATAATGGACAGCCGCACATAGACAGCGACACGGTATATCCGCAGCGATTTTTTCATTTGGGCGGCCATAGGGGACGGCAGTTGGCCGGTCTGCGCCGCAGCAATTTTGTTTCTCCGGCTCACTCTTGCCATTCATACCGCCTCCTTTTTACCCGGCACATCCCGATTCTTCATGTGCTGTTCGATATAAAGAACCGCTGCCCGGTATTCGTTCTGATGCTTAAAGATAACTTCAATGCGATTTCCTTCATGGACATAAATGCGTTCAATAATCTTCACCAGACTTTTGCGCTCCATCACATCCACATTGCGGAATGATTTGAAATGGGCGATCCATTCGTTTTGCGCAGTCCCGGCATTGTTGATGGCATCCAATTCCTGCTGGCGTCTTGTGATAGCAGCCGCAATCGCTTCGCATTTTTCTGTGTAGACCCGCTGATACTGCTTAAACTCCGCCTCACTCAACAGGTGATCCACAAAGTTCTCGTAAGCCGACATTTTGAAACGCATAGTCTGCTCATAATCTGCTTTCAGCTTATCAAGCTGGCGGTCGATCTTTTGGGCCTCCACATTCTCGGCCGGAAGGGCTGCGATAAACTGCAAGGTTTTCTCAATGCTCAAAACCGTTTCAAGATACGCATGGATGCTGTCCCGAACAGTATCCATCAGCAGTGCCTCACTGATGCTGTGGGTACTGCACATCCTGCGGTCGGCACGGTTTGTGGAACAGGTATAATAGAAATACTTCTTCCCGTTGGCGGGAACCGTTTTGCGAACCATGTTCTGCTTACAGTCTGCACAGAACAATAGGCCCGCAAATGGGTAGACGGTTTTTTGCTGCGTAGCAATTCTGGTATCTGCTTGCAGCAGGTCGTTGACAGTCTTGAAATCCATCTCGCTGATGATCGGCTCATGGGTATCCGTAACGCTGATCCATTCTTCCGGCGGCTTATCCAGTAGCTTTTTGATTTTATAGTTGGGGCGTCCAGTTTTACCTTGCACCATCACCCCAATATACAGGGGATTTTTCAGGATGCGCCCTACGGCCACCGCCGACCATTTCGACTGTGGGTTACGCTTAAATCCAGACACATATTTCATGCCCAGGGAGCGTTTGTATTCCGCAGGGCAGAGAACACCATCAGTATTCAGCTGGTCAGCGATCCCTTGCTGGCTCATTCCGTCCAGCTTCCACCGAAAAATATCCTGCACAACAGCGGCAGCATATTCGTCAATAATTAGCTTATTCTTATTATCCGAGGACTTCAAATAGCCGTAGGCTGCAAACGCGCCCACAAACTCACCTTTGCGTTTCTTGACTTCCAAGTGGCTTCGGATTTTCACCGAAATATCGCGGCTATATGAATCGTTCATCAGATTCTTGATTGGCAGGAGAATCGTGCTGGCCTGCCCTTGTAAATTGGCGGTATCATAGCCGTCGTTGATTGCGATAAAACGCACACCGTGGTCGGCAAACTCCTGTAAGACTTTCCCGGTTTCAATATAGTTTCTGCCCAAACGGGAGAGGTCTTTCACAACTACGCAGTTGACAGCGCCGGAGCGCACATCCTGCAATACTTCCTGAATCCCAGGACGAAAAAAATCAACACCACTAAACCCGTCATCCTTCCTCTCGGCATGGATGCGGATTTCTGGCATTGATTTCAAAAATTCCGTTATGAACTCGCGCTGGTTCTTAATGCTGTTGCTCTCCATCTTATCCCCATCATCATCGGAAAGGCGGAGATAGATGTCAGCAGTATAAACAGCTTCACCGGCGATTTTTTTCATAGCAATACCTCCAATCGTATTCTTGGATTAGACCCAACAACGATTGGAGTGCAAATTTAGTCCGCTTCTATTATACCGCAGGATTGAACCGGCGTCCAGGTACTTTTGCGGTTCCATTCGTGTCGAAGCCCTAAAGGGAACGCAGATAGCTTTCAAACTGTTCTTCCAGAGTGGTATGCTCCGCCGATTCCGAAAAGCCAATTTTGACTACGATCTTCCCGTGACGGAAGCAATACGGGTTATGGACCTGCCGGATAAAGTCAAGAATCCTTTCCTCTTTCGGCAAATCTGTATTGACGGCTACCTCCCGAATATCCACAAGCTGTGCCGGATCAACCGTTTTGATGTCCACCTGAGAAAATGTGTCCAGTTCTGACAAAGTTGGTATCTTCAAACAGGCCCCTCCTTTCTGCCTTTACCATCCTATTCAGAAGGGAACCCGTCCTATGCCTATGGGTTCAAGCCAATGCTGATCGCCAGCGCTGTATCTACCTCCTGCATTTTCTCCTTGCTGATTCGTCCGATATAGCCACGAAGCCGCTTTCGGTCGATTGTCCGTAGCTGCTCCAACAGCAATAGCGAGGTAGGGGCGAGTCCCGACACATTCTCCAGCAGAATATGTGTCGGCAGGCTGCTCTTGGCTTTCCTACTGGTGATGGCCGCCGCAACAATAGTAGGGCTAAAATGGTTCCCCACATCATTCTGGATAATAAGGACAGGACGAATGCCACCCTGTTCGGAGCCGACCACCGGATTCAGGTCTGCATAGAACAGATCGCCGCGCCGGATAGCCTTTCGCATATTTTGACCTCCTGAATATAAGTAAGCCGGAAACAGGGCAGGCCAAAAGACCTGCCCTGTTTCCGGCGAAATACTAAATCCGAT